CGTAACGCCATGTTCTCTTGAGAAATGAAACATCATCGATATTTATTAAAGGTACACTAGCTGATTCTTTATCAGCCATAGTGTAAGTTATATCACTAAGTGCCAGCACTCGTGCTATATTTGTATGATTATAAGAATCATATCCTTCCTTAACAGACATAATATTATCGTCTCCATATGTCATCAGTGAAACAACATCAGAATATAATGGTGTTCTCCACCAACGCTCTTCCGCAGATATATGATAATAGACATATCTCATATATAAACTATTAACAAGAGAATTAGTTACTACTGTCAAAGGATGTCCTGATGGATTAGAACCGCAAAATTGTACTAATGTTCCAAAATAATCATAAGTAGGGGAGCAAATCTCAGTTGCAATTCCCCTCATGATAGTTAAATCATCAGCATCGTAATTTCCGCTCACTTCAGCCAAATTAATCAAAATTTTAAAACTGGCAAGCATAAATCTCGGCGACATACGTCCGTCGAAAGACTTATAATCACCTGCAACTACTCTGTTGATTCCGTGTTTATATACCTTCTTCATCATGCTAGTCCATTCTGGTGATTCTACATTAAGTCCAACTGCACATTCGAAAGTATCTTTATTATCTTGCATTAAAGCAGAAATACTCAAAAAATATTTTCTTACTAACATAATAAAATAAATATTACATCCCGCAAAAACACGCACTTTTTTCTTACCAATTTTAGTAGGTTCATCTTTGAGCGATGCTTTAAAAACAGTATTTATACGGTTTCCATTCAATAATTTTTGTTCCAATTTCTTAATTTCAATTATAATATCTTGATCAATATCGCGAGGACATGAAACACCTTCAACTTTCCTGTCAGAAATTGTCACAAATTGTGTTTTTGGGCCAGATAAAGGAAATCCACATGCCGTGTTAAAATTCATAGCATTAATGCCAACAACTCCATCCAAACCCGCTAATACGATATCATCTTCTAATTTACCTAAGCGATTTAGTTTTCC